TGTCCGTATATATCTTTAATAAATTTCATTAATCGAGTAACATTCATGTGATCAGTTAGATCAGTAATAGGACGAAGCTGACCATTAGTAAGAAGCTGTCTGGGACCAACGTAGTTTGTTGGTGGGGTATCTTTTATGATGTGAAATCTTTCTTTGGTCGTTTTCCGATCTCTCAGAACTTTGCCGGGTGTAGCTGAAAATTCGACGAACTTGATGTTATTTTCGTAACAATAATCTGGGTTTGAAAATCCAATATCATCAAATACTTTCGCCAATGTTTGTGGCCTATCACCAGCTTCGCAAGCGATATGGAGTTCATCGATCAAAATAAGAACGTCTTTCTTACCCCTAACTACGTTTTTGAATGTACCGTTGAGATTGTTCAAATGAAACACATTAGAATGAATGATTTCGGGACATCTATTTTTTGTCTGTTCTTTCCAGAGAACATCTGATAATCCTGTAATGATGATTACATTCTCAGGAGGTACCAATCCATTCATAACGTAATATGTAATTAAAGCGATCATTGCACCAGTTTTACCCGACTGTGTGAATGCAGCCACCAATACATACAGGAGATCTTCATTTTCTTCAAAGGCCTTACGTACATTGTCTGCGGTTCTCTGTTGGTTACTGTAAATCATAGATTTTCCCCTTCGTTTTTCTCGATCACTTAATGTTTCAAATTCCATTAAAAACTTTACCAATGATCGTTGATCGGGCGCGAGTTGACTCAGCGCCCTCATCAATTCCGACATATCTTGGATACTTGACATGTTGTTGTTATGTGTGTAGTTGAATTCTTTATCTTTCTTTAAAGTCGATCTCACTTAGGTTCGCAAATTCTTATCAGCCGTGTAATACGTCTTCCCCTTAACTACAAAACTATGTACCCTAGCATAGGCCCATGCCTGTGGAGAAGCTCCCGGACGATGCCCGGTTCTCCACGCAGCGAGACCCCTATTGTAGACCGTTTTTAGGGTTTTTAGAGGAATTTTAGTAGCCTTAGCAATTTCAGGGAGGGTTTTGATTCCCGGATACATTTTCCTAAATCTCGCGGTGTAGGAGGAAGTCTTGGTTTTTCTTCCCTCGTCCGTTCTGAACTTGGTATAGTCCTTTTTGAGCATCTTCTTGTAACGGGTCTCCACATCTTTGAGGGTCTCGAGGCCTCTGAAGTATTTGAGGGGTGCATAGACCTTACCCTCTCTTGTACGCAGTTGCTTAACTTTTCTAGTAATCTGAGCATCTGTGAGAGGCATCTTAATTTTTAGCGAGATTTTTATCACCCAGGATATCAAATGGGACGAGTATGTTCTCTGATGATAACCGACAGTACTAGACCTAAACACCTTGATTTATTTTTCAATAGTATATGGAACTTTAATGAACCAGTTAGTCTTGAATTAAATACTATTCACTGTAATGATATTTCACTAAGACGGATTCTATCTATGAAAAAGGTGCTAGATCATCATAGACCGAACTCACGTAAATATGTTGAAAGTAGTACAATCCTAGTTGGATCGAACTTCGCACGCCGCGTTTTACAAGTAGGACTCTTCCTTGTTAGACCCGAAAGACCAGTATTTGTTAGGGTCGCCCAATAAGTTTCTTCACATGCTCCATGAAAGTCTCCCCACGATGAGATTCCGGGAATGTTTTGAAGTACAATGTAAATACATCTGTACCATTTAAATGAACATTGAGGAGATAAATCAAAAACATCGCAAAGTTGAATATCGCATCCTCTGTATTCAAAAGAGACCTGGTTGGATCTTTTACATAACTGAGTAATGCAAATAGGATCTCCAACCCAATTATAACCACCCGCTTAGACCAGTGATAATCACCTGTAAATCTAATAGATGTGGTGTACACAGCAACTCCAACCGCTAATATTAGAGGTAATAGAGGAGAATAGGGATTAAAACCCAAATAGTATGATACGGATAAAGCCCAAAGCCACCAACTAAACACAAGACTCTTATTCTTCATCTATCTTCACTTAAGATATTTTATGGCCGCGGCAATGCTTGAATATATACATTTTCCAAACCGGACACGACCCGTCTTAGGATTGTAGTACCCTACATGCCCGTTATATACAGCCTTGTGAATTTCACCCATATAAAAAATACAAGATTATAATAATCAGCAGAGATGGGGTTGTCAATAATTATGGGAAATATGTTTTCTGGTAAAACATCAGAGTTGATTCGCCGACTTAAGCGTCTGAAAGTCATAGGGAAGAATATTTTGGTCATAAATTCTTCCAAAGATACGCGATCCCCTGATGAAGTTCTGAAAACACATGATAATGTTAAATTTGATTGCTATAAAACGTATGATCTTTTTGATGTCACGGATACATTAGCTTTTCATGATGCTGATATCATAGCTGTGGACGAAGCACAGTTTTTTCCTAGACTGAAAAAGTTTGTCGAGTGTTGCCTTTACTGTGAAAAGAGTGTGATTTTGGCGGGCTTAGATGCTGACTCTTTTCAAAGGAAATTTGGAGAACTTATTGACTGTATCCCACTCGCATGTGATGTAACTAAACTTTCAGCCTTGTGTATGTGTTGCAATGATGGAACCCCTGGACCTTTCACAAAACGTATGGTAGAGGATAAAACCTTGGAACTCATAGGTGGAAGTGATATGTATAGCGCAGTTTGTCGCAAACATTTATAATTTGAAAACACCGTCTGAAATATTACGAGCGATTCTTCTAAACCAACCTAACGGGGTCACTGAATCATTCTCATAAAGTGGGATAATGAGAGATATACGAGCGCACCCGTTTTGTTGCCTAGAGACCGAGTGTTTAACTTCACTCCCGTTGTATACAACACCCTTACCCGCCTTACTCTCATTGATCTTTATCTTATCGTTTCGGTCCTTTGTCATTAGGTGAGAAGTGTTACAGGTACTCGTGTATATGTTACATACGTAAGTCTTTCTTTTGCCACCTGTGAAGTTATTATCAAAGTGCCAATCAATGTAGTGACCACTTTGATTGTAGAGTCTCAAAAACCAACAGTATTGCTCAGTTTCACAATCAGCTGGTTTAGTCTTATCACTTCTAACTGTAGAAACATACTCCTCCACTATCTTGAAAACCTGTGGAAGTTTCTCCTTAATCGTGCACCGGGTAATCTTGTACCCCTCAACCGCACCAGAAGATGACTTGTTACCATGATTTTGCGCAATGTGTATGATGTCATTTACATACGGATTTAGGCTATTAGATATCGTGGTGCAATCCAATTCCTTGAACTTTCCACTCTGAGCTGGTTTAAGGTAACCATTCCAGAGATTCAGAATGAACGGTATCAGAATTACAAACAATACGATCAGTATAGTTCTAATCTTCATACAGTATAGCGTCATTTTTTTTCAGTCTAAAATCTTTTGATGTCCAGTATGAGTACAACTCGTTTACTGTGTCCAGTTTTAATCACTTCGTGGTATCTTGAATGATCAAATACAAACTCCTGTCCTTCTGTGTGAACGTGTGGACCTCTCTCTGTATATAGAGTACAGTCGCCGTCTCCCATAATCGTAATATGGTATCGAAGTAAGAGATTGGTCTCAGCCCTATGTGGTGGTATAGTAGTGGGAGCATCCATAACCGCAAAAGATGCGGTCTCTTCATCAATACACGGGATCTGTTTCACGAGACTCTTTAACTTGGGAAAATGTTCAAAAGAATATCGGTAGTAGTTGTCATTCTTTTCAAACCAAGGATCTATGTCATGGTACATGGTTTTTTCTAGAGTTTTTGAAACCTCTTCAAACTCTTTACGCAACTCCCTATAATGTGCCTTTATCATCCACAAGCCCTTGAATTCCCAATGTGAATACGTGGGTGCATGAGCTATTAAGTCTACAACTGCGTTTCTAATTCCAACGAATGGTCGTCTCCAATTATGGAAATACAGTCCATCTACAGGCAGTTTCATAAAATCGTGACAGATTAGGATGAATGGAACAACCGCTAGATACCACATTATTTTCTCAGTAGATAATAAAAATGCCCGTATACGGCAAGCGCTCCGAAATGTATGCTCCCGCTCCTACTGCCGAAACTAAGGATATCAAGGATCGTTTCACGATGCCTTCCATCCCCCAGCTCACCATCGTCCAGATGATCATTGCTGGTGTCATTGTCGCCTACGCCTTCCTCGCCCGCAAGGTTAAGGGTGTCGTCGTTGCGACTCTCGCCCTTACCATTGGTCTGCTCCACATGTATGACCACCTCTACCGTGTGAAGAGGGGTCCTGAGAAGCTCCTACTCTTCTCCGGAGAGGGTCACAAGGAGAACTACTGCGCCACTGGTGCCTGTGGTTGTGGTAAGTAAATTATATTTATAGATAGTAAGTATGCGCGTCAAGATTGTTCGCAGCCCCGATCCTAAAAAGAAGTTCAGGGCAATCTTAGAAAGCGGCAAAACGGTTGACTTTGGTGCGAGAGGATATTCAGACTATACAAAACACAAAACACCATCCCGTATGCGATCGTATGTATTACGTCACGGTGGTCAAATACCCAAACGTATTATAGCAGAGAGAGATCCCAGTAGAATTCAGAACCTAATGTTAGACATTAATCGTAGTGACAAAGAGGACTGGAAAATGAGTGGTATCAACGGGGCTGGGTTTTGGTCACGTTGGTATCTCTGGAGTTTTCCTACCATTACAGGTGTTAAGCGTTTTATGTATAAGAGATTTGGGATACAGATCGTTTGAAGTCCCTGAATTTTTCAAAAAAGTGGATGATTATAGTGAGGCGTTTATATAAATCTGGTCCAAGATCAAATTTAACTAGGTCCTCTACTGAATCAAAGTAAATCAAGTCTATATCACTCAATTGACTGATGTTGAATATGTAATCAGTAAATGTGTAATGTACACTTTCAAAATCTTCACCCTCCCACGTTCTCAAAACATTTTTGATGTGTTCCAATTCAAGGTGTTTCGAGATAGTGTTTACTACACATAGCTTAGCAATATGTACCAATTGCTTACATGTATGATCATCTATATCACGATCCCATAATTGCTTCATGCGATCGCGATTCTTCCCCCCATCTTCTTTTACACATTCAGAAAAATTGGATATGAGTATTTCTGCTTTCTCAATATTTTCGTCGTTCATTATCCAATTATTCGCGAGATCTTTTAAGTTTTTGATGTTTATGTCATGCTCTGTTAATCGACAGAAACATCCTAAATCTTTCAATATACCCATTCTACTATCACTTCTATATTTTTTAAGCCTTACGCGTTCACAGGCTTGTTGTTAGGCTTCGCATTGTTGGCGGGCTTGTTAGCAGGCTTGTTAGCGTTGTTGGCGGGCTTGTTAGCGTTGTTGGAAGGCTTGTTAGCGTTGTTGGAAGGCTTGTTAGCGTTGTTGGAAGGCTTGTTAGCGTTGTTGGACTTGTTAGCATTGTTGGCAGGCTTGTTAGCATTGTTGGGCTTAGCATTGTTGTTGGGCTTGGCATTGTTGTTGGGCTTGGCATTGTTGTTGGGCTTGGTATTGTTGTTGGGCTTGGTATTGTTGTTGGCGGGAACACCGTTCGCAGCACGCGCCTTGTTAATAGCGTCCGTCGCTAATTTGAGAGCGATCTCACGGAGCTTCTTGGCACCGTTGTTGAGAGCATTGTTCGCGGGCTGGTTATT